GTCTGGCGCGGCGTTTCGCGTGAACTTTTCGCCCGCCCCCGTCACAACTTCCAAACTTTTCGGGAGCGTCGACCGCGTCGGCGTCCGCCGTCCGCCCGGTTGCAGCGCCTGTGCTCGGGTCCGGTCCATGCGGTGCGGTCCTCGGTGTGTCCGAGATCCCAGGGTGTGCCGGGCACGATGGTCCTGTTCGGCATGAGGCAGACCTTGGCGTGGCACAGCACGGTGCCGGCCTGCACTCGTGGCACCCACGCCTTGCGCTGTGCCACGTGCTGTGCGCCGTAGCCCCGCTGGCTGGTGGTGGGCACGGCGCCTCCACTGTGGGGCTAGGGCTTGGTGCCGCCTGTCGCTTCGGCTACCTCGGCCTGTTGCTTCTCGGTCTGGCACTCGGCTGCCCAGTTGTCACCGATGGCGTACACCGCGCCGTTGTTGGTGCCGAGGTCGACGTACTGGTCTCGGGCCTGGTTGTCGTTGAACCAGTTGAGGGTGACGTCACCGGATGGCAGCGTGCATTCGGCGGTCTCGGTGGCGTACATCATGGGCTCGGCCACGTCGGTGTAGGGGTCGCAGCCTGCGGCTTGGCCCACGTCCTTGAGGCTGTCGTAGTCCTTGTCGTCACCGCTGCCGCCACATGCGGTGAGGGTGACCAGGGCTAGCGCGGTGAGGAAGGTACGCACGGGGTTGACGGTAGCGGTGTGCTCACGTCGGGGTCTAGCCCGAGTAGACGATCCCGGCTGCTGGAACCTCAGCGAAGAAGCAGGAGCACTGGCAACCCTTGGCGTCACAGGCAATGGGGCGGGGGCAGTAGTCCGGGTGCTTGGCCTTGGTGTGTCCACACTTGGCGCATAGCGTGGTTGGTGGATACATGCTCACACCCTAGTCCTCATCGTCATCGTCGTCCCGCTCGCACACGAGCACGTGCTGGGCCACGGCGAGCTGGGCCGCGGCCACGTCGTTGTCGCCACCCTCGCCGTCGTCGGTGAGGACTTCGGTCCGCATCCCGCCGTCCTCGTCCATGACGCGGTAGCAGAACACGCGGGCGACCACTCGCTCGTCGTCCTCGAGCTCAGGCTCGAGCAGGTATTCGACGGCCATGCCAGCCTCCCTGAACGGCTGCGCGGAGTGGGGGCGCCGGGAGTCCGCGCAACCGCAGGGGTTCGTCGCCTTGCACCACGCAGGCCGGGCGACTCTCGGGATGCAGAACGCCCGCCGATGGGTGAGGGTCGGCGGGCGGCATGAGGGCGCGCTTGTAGGACAGGTGCGATGAAGCGCGCTGTTCGTAGCGTATACCACGGCGGCGCAAGGATGCCGGTACTTCACGCCCGCGCCTTGCGTCGTTCCTCGACCCACCGCGTGTAGGTCTCGTGGTCCCACCAGTGGTCGCGGTCCCGCGGGCAGACCCAGCGGTCCTCGCGGTCGTCGGCGTAGTGGAGCCGCTCGCAGTCCTCGTCCTCGCACCAGTGCCCGAACTCGCGGACCAGGCGCGGCCCGACGCCGGTCTCCTCGCTGGTGCAGTCAGGGCACGGTGCGCCACGGTGGTTGAACGACGCCGTACGCAGCACCAGCTCGAGGCGGTTGCGGCAGTTGCGGATCTCGCGGGCGAATAGGCCGAAGTCCTGGTTCGGGTCGTGCGCGATCCGGGCGAGGTGGGAGTCGAGGTAGGCGCCCGCGTTGGTGACGGTTACCGGCACGTCCGAGGGGTGGCCGTAGTCCTCGCGGATCATCATGTCCCAAGTGGCGAGCACGGTGTAGGGGTGCGGCTCGTCGTCATCGGTGGGTAGGTCGCTGAGTCGGTCGACGCTGGCGAGGCGGTGCCACATCCATGCCACTGGGTCAGCCGCGGGGCCGGCGAGGTCCGCCGCCTCGGAGTCGACGCCGGACTCGATGGCGGCGGCCAGCAGGAGCGGCGCGCGTTCGACGATCTGCCGGATGTCGCGGCGGGTCCGGCCGATGCAGCGGGCGCAGGTGAGCTCATTGCGGCCGACGTGGTTGGAGCAGGAGCGGCGGGCGGTGCAGTGGAACGTCGGGTCGCCGTAGTCGTCGGTCTTGCACGGGTCGCCGTCCGGCGTGCGGTAGTCGCCTGTTTCGTGGTTGAAGCGGCAGGTCGTGCTCACGCAACCCCCTCGCCGTATTTGCTCTGGCGGCGGTTCGCTTCCCACCACGCCCTCGCGAGGAGTGCGGCACAAGCCAGCGCTAGGGAGCCAGCGAAAGGTGCGCCTTGGTCGAACCGCTCCCACGCCTGGAGCAGCGTCACGAGGATCAGCAGGGCCATCGCGGTCTGTACCCAGCCGAGCACCACCCGCATGTCCTTGACTAGCGCACCCACAGCCGCGTCCAGCTCGACCATCCGCTGCCGTTCGAGGTCCGTCATCGCTCCCCCTCGCAGTCGCTCAGGTGGCGCCGGTACAGCGAGCAGCCGCGGACGCAGGCGGCGGTGTCGGTCATGCGCGTCTCCACTGCATGCCGACTTCATCGCGTCCACAACGGCGGCACCACGGAGGCTTACCGTCTCGATGTTGGATGGGTGAATGTGGACCCGCGCAGGCGTCCTTGACCGCCTCGTAAAGCGCTGCATCGGCGCGGTCCGCGTCGATCCTCAACCGCAGCAACTTCTCATCCAGCGTCTCACTCATCGCGGTCTCCTGTCGATGAACGACGGACCCAAGATGGTCGCAACGTGCGCTTCCGTTTCGGTGGTCATGCGATGCTCCCGCCGTAGAGGGCCGCGCCGTAGGGGTCGGCTGTGGCGAGGCGTTCGGCGGGCTCGGTGCCAACGCCACGGAAGGCGACGAACGGAACCTGTCGAAAATCGGGGCCTTTCCCATTCGGGGAAAGGAAGCGCCGCAACCTAGGCAAGACGCAAACCACCTCTGCCCGCGCAAGTGTTTCACCGAGCCAACTGGAACTAATCATCAGACCGACCAACACAGCCCGGTCATGCTGTGCCCACGCTTCAGCCCACGGCCGAAAGCCGCTGAATGGCGGGTTGCACCAGACCAACCCCTCCCATTGCTGCGAGAGTCCGTCATCCTCGGCGGTGTAATAACGCTCGGTGGGAACGTGCCACGGCCCACCAAGAGGCGCGGCGACGTCCAGGTCGAAGTGAAGGTCCATCGCATCAAACACCCACCGCGGCGTGTAGCAATCATCCGAGGTCACCGCGAAGGAATCACTCGGGAGCGCGAACAGATGCTCGCTCATCGTGAGCTCCTGTCGTCGTTGCGGGGTGGTCTGACGCACGTCTCGGCCCAACATTCGCCGCGCAGGCCGCATGGGCAGGTTCGACGCTCACTCATCACGGTCTCCTGTCGTTGCTGACGCCGGGCACGCCGCCCGCGCGATGACCACCGGCCAGTTGAGCGCCCACCAGCGCCAGGTGCCGCGCTCGGCGGTGTAGTCGCGGTGGTGCTCGAGCTCGCGGGTGATCTGGCAGGCGGGGCAGTCGTGGGGCTTGGGCTTCTTCACGGCATCTCACCCTCGGCCAGCCGCTCGATGTAGACAGCGGCCATGCGTGAAGGGCACGGCGGTCTGGTTGGGTCCTGCCCCTGCGAGCGGCACACAAGCGCGGCGGCCAACAGTCCCTCTCGATATGCCTCGTCCTGCGTTGCGCGGAGGGCAATCGACTCGTACGACTCACTCATGCGGGCGTCTCCTCGTCTCGGCCGTGCAGGGCGGCGCGGCACACGTCGTCGCGTAGCCCAGACCCGAATCGGCAACCTGTTGTGATGGTCGGGTGGATCGTTCCGTCGTGGCCGTGATGATTCGCCCACTTGGCTTTGAGCGCCCTTCGTTCGTCACTGTCGGGCGGCGTGTTCAACACTGACTGGATGACCTCTCGCCGCTCGGTCTCAGGCATGGTCGGTCTCCTCCGTGGTGTGCAGGGCGGCGCGGATGGTGTCGGGTGGGGGCACGGAGCGGACAGCGCGGGCAGCTTCGACGGAGCGGAACGGGTGGTCGTCGTCCTGGTGGCCGACCTCGGGTTGGGAGCAGACGTGGCAGACCTTGCGCGGGTCGAACCGCTCCCGACGTGGCACGTCAACGGTCGGCTCAGGCGTGAATGGCCGCTTGATCGCGCCCGGCGTCTTGGCTTCCGGGTCGGTGGCGTGGCCGAGAACGCGCTGGGTGGCGATGAGCAGGTTCTGGCCGGCGAGCGCGTCCTTGAGGCAGGCGTAGGTGCCAGCCTCGTCCCACTGTCGGCAGCCGCTGGTTTCGTCGCGGAGGCGACGGGCTAGGTAGGTGAGGGCGCGGAGATCCTGGTCGTTGGTGGTCATTGGATGCATCCATCCATCAGCGGTCGGACTCGCCGCCCACAGTGAGACTCACGGCATGGATGACCTACTTCCTTTTCCCTTCCCTTCCCTTCCCTTCCCTTCCTGTCGTGAGTAAGGCGTGACTCACTCCGTGAGGGCTCAGTGAGGATGCAGTGAGGCGTCATGCCTCGCTCCCTTCTTCCTCATGGTTGGGGCAGGGCGGAACCTTGGAGGGAGTCGGGCGGTTGACGCGCTGGTGTTCGCGCCACGAAATGATGTGCATGTACCGCAAACCGCCCACGCTATAGCGACAAAGCGGACCTTCCTTGGCGATGAGGTCAAGGTGCTCCTCGACCTTCTTGGGCGTCATCTTGTCGTCGAGTGGGTACACCTCGGCCTTGACTAGGCGCGCCTCGTCGAGCCCGCGGCCCTTGTCATCGAGGAAGGTGAACAGGCCGGCGAACGTCCAGCGCACACCGACCGGCCAGTTATTGACCGTGCGCGACGTAAAAAGCGCTGGCTTGATGGTGCGGATGCGTGCCATTAGGCGGCGTCCTCCCCTGGTAGTTGGGCTGTTCCGTGGCAGGGGCAGTCGCATTCGTGGCCGTAGACGGCGACGCGGCAGTCCTTGTGGTGGCCTGTCATGCACCAGCCGAGCTTCATGCGATCGCCCCGGTCATGTGCGCCACCTCGCCCCGCACTTGCACTCGTGCAGCACTGCGGCGTGACGGCGTGGCAGGCGGCAGACGTGCGTGTCACGTCCGCCTCGCGGGTCGTCCCACTTGCCGCAGATCCTTGGCTTGAGCTTGAACCCCAACGCGACTGTCACCTTCACGACGCCCGCCTCCGCTTGCTGCTGTGGGTGCCCACCGGGTCGCGGTGCTCAAGCCGCAGCCAGAGTTCGTTCTGTCCGTGCCGGTACAGCCACCTCTCCATCGCGTGCGCGGTAGGGAACCCTGTCCGCTGGGCTGCCTCGTTCGCGCCCACATGGGCCTCGTCGAGCAGGCGTAAATCCTCGAGCGTGTCGGTGGGCGGATGCACGACGTGGCGCGGTTTCCACGGGACGGGGTAGGTGGGGAGCGTTCGCAGGGTGCCGTGGCGCCGGTGGCGCTGGTAGCAGCGGCGGCACAGGCGGAGCCGCTTGACGCGGTCGGGGCGGTTGCAGCCGGGGGTCGCGCAGGTCATACGTCCCCCTCCAGCACGCCACCGAGCAGGCTGCTCAGGACGGCGACCTCACCCTCCAGCGCGACGGCGATGGTGCGCGCCTGGTCACGCTCGGCCTTGAGTTGCGCGATGCGCTCGCGGGCGGTCACGACGCCACCGCCTCGCCTGATGCCAGCTCGCGTTCGCGCTGCTCGAGGTAGCGGATCACCGTCCGGCAGTCCGCCTCAGTGAGGTCCTTGCGGCTCGTGTAGGCCGCGGGTGTGCCCCGCTTGCCGGTGGCGTAGTTGATCGTCTCTAGTTGCGTTTCCTTGTCCTTGACCTTCACCTTCCCGAACAGGGCGTACATGCGTTTCTCGGAGTTCGCTTCCATCGCAGGCTGGGCGTTGGTGTCTACGGGGTGGCCGCCGTGGTCGAAGTGCTGCGGTGGCTCGGTGGCGTGCTGCCGCCGCTGCTCGGCTTCCTGCTGCTCGCGCTCCTGAGCCTGTCGTGCGAGCCGCCCGTCGTCGTCGTCGTCGGTGACAATGCCGGTCATCACGCCGTAGAGGTAACGGCGCATGTAGGTGATGGAGGAGCCGAGCTGCTGGGCGTTGCCCCCCTGGATGGGCAGCGCCCCCTCGCGCTCCTCGCCGGACTCGTGGGAGAGGATGCCGACCACCTCGTAGCGGCCACCTTCGACATGGCGGCTGGAGCCAGCGAAGGCGAGGCCGTGCCTCGAAAGGATGGGAGTCGCGGCCTCAGTGACGTCCGCTAGGTCGGCGTACGTGTAGCCGTACTGGCCGAGGTTCGCCTTCTTGGACTTGGCTACCGTGGGCATCTCAGCCTGAAACGCAGCGAGGGCCGCCGCGAGGTTTGGGTGCTTGTCTGTCATTGCGTGCTCCTGGTCAGAAAGGGGGCTCGGGTGGGAGGGGTACGGGGCCGCGTGCGCGCATGGCAGCGAGGTCGTCGGCCCACGTGGGCCACGGGTCGGGGTCGGGCACGGGCTCCCACCACTCGGGGGCGCTCATGGCACAGCCAGTTCGTCGGCCTCGACCTGCGCCACGCAGTCCGCGCACCCGTTCGGGTAGCAGGTGTCACACACCCGCTGGTGCTCGCACATCGGGGCGTAGTGGCACACCTTGCGCTCGCACTCGTCGCAGACGAAGCAGTCCGGGCAGGCGTCGCGGGCCATCACGCGCTCCACCTCACGCTGGTATCGACCACAGCCGCGAAGGGCAGCACGTCGCTCAGGTCGGGGCGCTCGTACAGGATGGAGACCACGGGCGCGGTGCCCAGCGGCATCAGGCGGCGGTTCACTGGCGGGCCTCCTGCCGGGTAAGGCGCTCCTCGGCGGCCCGTTCCGCGATCCACTCGGCGCCACGTTCGCGCCAGTCGGGGCCGGTGCCGTACTCGTAGCCGGCGCGTAACCACTCGATTGCCTGCCGAACGCCGTCGTCCTGCGCGCGTGCCAGGATGCGCTCCACCGCGGTCTGTAGCGCCTCCCGCGGGCCGTGCTCGCAGGCGCAGAACCGGCAGCCGATCCGCGTCCCGTCCGGGGCTTCCCGGTGGTCGTCGCGGTGGTGGGTGCAGTCGCCGCACTCCTCGAGCGCGTAACGCTGGTCGCTGGTGAGGCTCATGCGGCCACCTCCAGGGATGCGAGGAGCTGCCCGCCGATGAACTCCGTGTACGCGGGCGGGATGGACAGGAAGCAGCCGCGCTCCGTCATCCACGGCGTGCCCAGGAGCTCGCGCAGGACGTCAAGGGAGGCGGGCACGTAGCCGCCGCCTCGGACCTCGCGGGCCTCCACCTTGTCGCGCCGGGCGCCCCCGTACGCGCCGGCCACCTGGACGGTCGGGTCGTGGGGGACGTGCTCGGGCGCCATGACGGGGAACCCGGAGCACTCGAACAGCCGGTGCCGGTCCATGACCAGCGGCGTGCCGTCCGTGTCGATGGCGGACAAGCCGAACTGCCGGCCGCACAAGAGCACGGGGTTGCGGAGCTCGGGCCTAGCGTCGGCCACGTTCTCGATCACGAACGGCCGACCGACCATCTGCAACGCCTCACGTACGGCGGGGATGAGTCGGTCGTAGCGGGCTACCCGGTCGGGGATGGCGGCGGTGCCGCGTGAGTAGCCCGTGCAGGTCGGGGAGGCGTGGATCGCGGCGTAGACGTGGCCGTTGTCGAGGATGAACTTGATCGCGTCACCGCCGAACGTGACGGCACCGGGGCACTCTTGCGGGTAGCGGGTGAGTCGCGACGCGGACATGTCCACGGCGTCGACACAGAACCCGGCCCGCATGTAGCCGAACCCGGCGCCGCCCTCGCCTGCGAAGGCGTCGAGCAGGCGGGGCTTGTCGCAGATGTGGCACCTCATCGCGGGTCCGCCTCGGTGTGGTTGACGTACGTGTGGGCGACGAGGTGCCGGGTGCGTTCGCGGCAGTAGCGGCAGCGGTGGCCGATGAGGGCGGTGAGCAGGCGCCGGATCATGGCTTGCCCTCCGGGGTGAGTGACCGGAGCGCCTCTGCTGCGTGGCGTAGGGGGTAGTCGCGCAGGTAGGCGCTGATCCCGGCGTCGTTGGCGTGGTCGATGAGCGCGTGCAGGAGTGCAACGACTTGCTCGGGATCTTCGGGGTCGATCACGACGAGGCTGTCTAGGAGGCGCTCGATACCGTTCCTCATCGCGCCACCACCGCCGCGAGGAACAGGCCGATGAAGAACGCCGCCGTGGGTGCGAGGACGTGCCAAATGGGTGCGTTTTTCATCGCTCGCTCTCCCGCCAGTGCTCCAGCACAGCCGCGATGTGCTCGTCGGTGAGGTCCGCTTCGGCCTCCACGGCGGCGGTGAACGCGGCGACCATGCTGTCCCCGGCGCGCTCCAGGTCGTCGCGAGCAGCGGCTTGGGCGACGGCGAGGATGCGGGCGTCGGTGTCGGCGTCACGGCGGGCGCGCTTGGTCTGCTGGCGGCGGATCATCACGCGCCGACGAGGAACGTGCCGAGGCAGGTCAGGATGAGCTCGGCTGCGAACCGCTCCATCTCGCTCATGCGGGGCACCTCCCCCAATGGTCGCGGCCACACTTGGGGCACTCCTCGCCGGCGGGGATGCGCTGCTGGGGCACCCGCGGCGACTCAAAGCGGACGACCGCGCCCGTGGCCTCGTTCGCCACCACGCAGAACGCCTGCCCGTCGACGACGACCGACGCCGTGCCGTAGGAGTCGGCAATGATGTCCACCCAGATGGCGGGGACGGTGTGGACGACGACATCCTCGGCGGTCATACCGAGACCTCGGCGTACTCCTGCTCACGCGCGGCCTCGATGACGGCTGTAGCGCGGAGGGCAGCGATGACCTCATCGGCTGTGCGGTGCGGCCGGTCGTTCCAGTAGTACAGGCGAGGATCGTCGGTGTCGATGTAGCGCTGCACCGCTAGGTAGGCCGGGCACTTCCATAGTGGCTCGAAGTGTTCGTCGGTCACGTCGTCGCCCTCGGGAACCGTGATCCTCATGCCGAGCGCCGCCATGATGCCGCCTTCGAGGCAAAGGGGTGCGTCATCCGGGCTGGCTTCGGAGCCACGGGTGACCACCCAGCCGGCGCCCGACTTCCACCCCCGCTCTTGGATCTGGTCGGCGGCCTTGTTGAGCACTTCGCTGGTCTGCATTTGCGGTAACCTCTCTGTGAGTCCCGCCGCTTTGTCGCCAACCGGAGCGGCGGGTCTTGCTTGTGCTAGGTCGAGTGCGGGAGGGCGGGGCGCTGGTGGCTCAGCCGCCCTCCCGCCGCGCGGCTCTGCCTCGCCTTCCCTTGCAAGGTGGCCGCGACCTCGGAGGGAGCCATCCGTCCGAGGGGCTTGGTGGCAGGTCGCGGCCCTGGGGGGGTGTTGACCGCGCCTGCCGGATTCTTTTGTCCTGGCCCTCTGCTGGACTCAGGTGTTGCGCTGGCCTCTTCCCCGGCACGTGTGACGGCGACCAGCCCGCCCGATTGCTCGGGAGGTTCTAGGGGGGTCATGCGGCACCGCCTTCCCTACGAGCGGCCCGGGCTGCTCGTAGTTGTCGGCGGTTGTTGCTCCGATTGGCGGTGACGCACACGTCGCAGCGGCAGTAGTGGTTCTGATATCCGCTGATGCCGTGCGTGATCTCAGGTATGAAGTTGGGCCCGCGCTCGGCGCCGGTCGCGGCGTACTGGCGGGCGCGTGCGCGCTTCTCGCGCATGTAGTCGGCCTTCGCAGTGCGGCACACCTCGCACCGACAACCGTTGGTGTATGCGATGTAGCCGTGCGGGGCGCTCACGCGGCTGCCCTCTGAACCCGCGTCAGGATGCGCCCGGCCCACTCAGGCCGCCGCTCCAGAAGCAGCCGCGAGTAGAACGCGGTCAGGGAGTTGTCTAGGCGGTACTCGCCGCCCTGCGTGCGGATGCCGGACTCCCACCGGAGGCGCTCGATGAACGCCTTGGTGGACCCGCGCTCGTTGCCCGCCGCGAACCACTGCGCCGCGAGGGCCTCCAGCGCGTCCGCGACGTGCGGGTTGTCCGCGTGGAACTGCGCGAACCGCTCGGGGAGCGACATGCGCGCGTCGACGGGGCGGTGGACGAGGGGTTGCAGGTCGAGGGCGAGCTGCTGGTCGGCGCTCATGCGACGGCCCTCCCGACATCCCGCGTCTCAGCGATGTAGAGGACGACGGCCGCGAGGGTGCCGCGCAGTAGGCGTCCGTGGCTGGTGTCGATGGCAGTCAGCTCGTCCCACAGGTGCCTCACCCCGAGGGCGTCGCACGCGGCGGTGACACGGGCTAGGCGCCTACGTTCGTCGGCCGCGTCCGCTTCGGTGATCGCCAGCGCCCGCAGTTTGCGGTTACAGAACTTGCAGTCGATGTCCTGGAGGTCGGCGCTGTGGTTGAACGTGTAGATCGGGCGACCACAGAGCGAGCCGTCGCGGGTGCGGAGGTGGGCGATGCTCATGACGCCGCCGCCTCAACGCCATCCTTGAGAAGCACGGCCAGCGGCACGTCGAGGAAGTCAGCGACCGCGTGCAGCTCGTTGATGTCGAAGGGCGTACGGCCGGTCAGGCGGGCGCTGACAGATGCCTGCTTGAGGCCCATGTGCGCACCGAGGGTGGTCTGGGAAACACGTCGGCGGGCCATCTCGGCGCGTACGTTGCTGCCGATCCGCTCTGAGGGGGTGGTAGTGCTCACGACTCAGTTCTATAGCCTGAGGACATATAGCGTCAAGCACTAGGGCAAAGTTTCACGCGTGTTCTTTATTCTCTAGGGTTGTGCACAGGCTTATCCACAGGGTAGGTTCCCCGCCATGAGCGTTACATCATTGCCGGGGAGCGGGAGGCCACGAACCTCCGAACGCGTCGCCGCAGAGGTTCGGGCACTCATGGGGCGTTACAACGTCACGCAGATGGATCTCACTAGGGTCCTAGGCGTGTCTCAGACGGGGATCAGCAAGCGCCTGCGGGGAATCACCCCGTTCGACGCCGACGAGATCGGCGTCCTGGCCCATCACTTCGGGGTTTCACCGAGCGTGCTGTTCGGGGAGGCGACGCCGCCTGACGACGGTCCACCCAGGACCCTAGTGAGGTCGTATCGGCTCCCCGTCGCAGCCTAGACCGTGACTTCCGGCGTTTTCGGACGTTTCCCGCATCATGACGAACCTCGGGGAATATCGGACCTACATGACCCGCAAGGGTTTTAGCGCTCGCACCATCGCCCAGCGCGAGGCGTTCGCCCGCGCAAGGCTTGCAGACTGGGGCGACCTCGACCAGCCACCGGAACGGATAGCCGACTTCCTCACGGCCTACGCGGGGCACACCAAGCGCACCTACTACGACCACGCCGTGGCGATGTATCGGTGGCTGGTCGAGTCCGGCCAGCTCGACGCCTCCCCCATGAGCGGCGTACGGCGCCCACCCACCCCCAAGCCTCGGCCTCGACCGCTGACTCGGGACGACGCCACCCGTGTCCTACTGCACGCCGAGGGTGACCTGCGCGCCTACCTGTTGCTCGGCAGGTTCGCCGGCCTGCGCGCCCACGAGATCGCGAAGTTCAGAGGCGAGGACATCGACCCTGACTGGCTCTACGTTTTCGGGAAGGGGGCGCAGGGGCAGGTGCTGCCGACCCATCCGGCACTGTGGGATCTGGCGGGCACCTACCCGCGCCAGGGGTTCTGGTTCCCCTCCGAGAGGTCCGCATCGGGCCACGTGACGCCACACGCGGTCACGATGCGGGTCTCTCGCCACTTTGCCCGGCTCGGCTCGAGCCACCGCAACCGGCACCTGTTCGGGACCGAGCTCCTGCGCAACGGCGCGAACATCCGAACCGTCCAGGCGTTGATGCGTCACGCGGACATGGCGACGACCGTCCGCTACCTCGGCGTGGATGAGGCGGACAAGCTGAACGCGATCCGCAGTCTCACTGGTTAGGCGCTCACCGCATGTTGTATGGTCTCAGGTACTCGTACAACAAACGCCCGAAAGGTGTAGGCCATGAGCGACCAGGAAATCCGTACAACAACTACCGCAGTCGGCTACTGCCGGGTCTCCACCGATGGGCAGGGAGAGCGCGGCTATGGGCTGGCCGCGCAACGGGAGGTCATCGACGCCGAGGTGGCAAAGCAGGGGTGGGATCTGGCTGAGTGCTACGTGGACGTGGCCTCAGGCAAGACGACCAGGCGGCGGCCCGAACTGGCGAGGGCGCTCCTCGAGCTCGAGGCGGGGCACGCCCAGGTGCTCATCGTCGCCAAGTTGGACCGGCTCTCCCGCTCGCTGCTCGACTTCGCCGGCCTCATGGCGACCGCACAGGAGCAGGGGTGGGGCATCGTGGCGCTGGACATCGGCGTGGACACGTCCACGATCAACGGCGAGCTGGTCGCAAACATCATCATGGCGCTGGCCCAGTGGGAGCGGCGGATCATCGGCGCGCGGACCAAGGACGCGCTCGCGGAGGTGGTCGCTCAGGGCGGCAGGCTCGGCCGCCCTGCCTCTACGGCGCCTGACGCCGAGGCTGTCGTCCGGGTGATGCGTCGCCAGGGCGCGTCGTACGGCGCGGTTGCCAAGGCACTGAACACGGAGGGCCTGCCGACCGCGCAGGGCGGGGCTCAGTGGCACGCGTCTACCGTGCGCGCGCTGTGCCAGAGGTTGCAGGTCGCGTGATTTGAACGCTCCAATCCGACATTGCCCACAACCCGAGCCCCTGCACCCATGCTCCGACGTTGCAGGCAAAGGCGAGCGATCCCGAACTAGGTACTTGACCACTAGGCACGTGACAACTAGGCTCACCCCTATGATAGCTGGCATGCACCACCTAGTCGGCGCTCAGGAGATCGCGAAAATGCTCGGGGTCTCACGTCAGCGAGTCACCCAGCTCACCCGCCGCAAGGACTTCCCAGCACCGGACGCAGTTCTGGCAGGCGGGAAGGTCTGGAAGACCGAGGAGGTGAAGGCATGGATGGAAGCACGCGAGAGGCGCTTGCAGAAATAGGGCGCGTCAGTGCACGGCCACACGTCGTCTATCACCTGTTCGACACCCAAGGGGTACTCCTCTATACAGGGATGACCCGCGTTCTCAAGATGCGCCTAGCGCAGCACGCTCTCGACAAGGACTGGTGGCCGGAGGTTGACCCCGCGCGCACGACGTTCACCACGTGGCCGTCCCACGACGCTGCCGCTGAGCACGAGGCAGTGATGATCGCGGCTGAGCGCCCGCTGTACAACGTCGCCACGTGGAAGCAGGCGACTCACCACAAGCCCGCTCTCGTCATGCGCTCCCACCGCTACCCGGCGAAGCTGTACGAGGCGGCGATGGCGAAGGCCGCAGAGCGGCAGGAGAACCTGTCCGACGTGCTGCGTGAGGCGCTCGAGCGATACGTGCGGGAGGAATCGTGAGCGACCAGTGGACCAGCGCAGCGGACGCCGAGCAGTTGGCATCTGCCAACATCCAGCGCGAGGAGACGTCCCCGCCGCCGCGCCCGGCCACGGACGCAGACGTCGTGCAGCGCCGAGACCGCTACACGATCACGGTGGAGAACTACCCCGTGCGCGCCACCGTCGACCAGGAGCAGCGAATCCGCGAGCTCGACCCCGCAGCCCGCGCCCGATTCCTCAAGATCATGGGGCGGGAGCAGACCTAGCGCCCTGCGGCGAGGGGCGAACCTCGCCGCAGGACTTGACCCACCTAACTCTGGAAGGTGAATCCATGCAGGACTCTAGCGAAACCCGAACCCCCCCGATCCCGGGTGGTCCCTGTGCGACCGCTGTCCCAAGGGCAACCCCGCCCACGAGGATGCAGCAGCAGGTCGCTCCAGCGCCAGGGACCACCCGTTTAACCCGCATCATCCGCGCCGCCCTGTGCGTGCTCGGGCCGCTGTGGCTGGTGTCCGTGCTGACCTACGAGATCGGCCGGGTGGCGTGATGGGTGGCCTGTTGAGCTCGGCCGTCGCGCTCGTGGTGAAGGTGGTCGTGACGTTCGCGGTCATCACGGGCCTAGTGTTCATCGTGGCCCCGGAGGACGCCGGCCACGTGAGGGCGAAGGCCATCGGGACCATCTCGTTCGTGATCGGCGGGGTCGTGGACCTCGTGCAGTCGTCGAGTAGCGCCGTGAAGGAGCACATGTGAGTGACAGGGACGTGGGCCGCGAGGACTACACATGGACGATGGTGGTCAAAGACCTTGCACTGATGACCGAACTGACGCTGCAAGAAGCGTCGGACTTCGTCGGGGCGCTCGAAGGTGGTCACCTTCCACCCGTGGACGTGCATCCCTACGATGCGCTGCCCGAGTTGATCCGGCTGGTCGTGGGGATTCGCGGCTATGACCCGGCACAAGGGGCTGGGTACGCGCTGAACCGGCTCATGCGCGGCGCCCCGTTGACTGACCCAGTCGCCCGCAAGGCACAGTTGGAGCGACCGTGACCAAGCGCAGGCGCAAGGCGCCCCTCACCCCTCACTGGCTGGCCGACACGACCATCTCCCTCAAGGGATGGAAGGTCGCGCTGCCGGTGGCGGGGGCGATGTGGCTGTGGGCTCACTGGCGCGGCGTGTGCGCGGTGCTGCTCACGGTGCTGCTGTGGGCGTGGTCGGGGTCGATGGTGCTCGCGCTCGTCCTGGCGGGCGGCGTGTACGCGGCGATGAAGTGGAGGCCGGGCAGGAAGCGCGGTTGGTGGGACCACGACACCCTCTCTACGGCGCTGGTTGACGCGGGCGTACTCAAGCGCGACGGCGAGAAGTTGCCGACTCTCTCCTATCGCGGGAAGCCCCAGCACGACGACTCGGGGACAACGGTCGTCGTCGGGATGCCGCACCGCAACCACCGTGCCGCCGTGGGCAAGATCGGTGACATTGCCGCTGAGCTGCAGGTGCCTGAGAGCAGCCTGCACATCTACCACGTAGAGGGCGACCCGGCGAACGTGGTCAACATCTACGTGAGCAAGCCCCGTGACCGTAAGCAGATCCCCGCAGTGGTGGCGTCGGCCTCGCGGGTTGAGTGGTCCACTCCGATCCAGATAGCCCACGACGTGCTCGGCAAGCCGGTCACCCTTGAGACCAGCGAGCACAACACGCTCGTTGCGGGTCGGCCCGGCTCGGGCAAGACGTCGCTGTCACGGATCATCCTCGGCCACTACCTGCTCGACCCGGCCACCGCGATCTACCTGCTCGACGGCAAGGGGTCCGTCGACGACTACGGCGCAGCCCGTCCGATGTGCGCGCAGTTCGTCTCGGGCACCGACGACAACGCGGTCACGGAGACGCTTGCGATGATGACCACCGTCCTCGACCTCGTACGCCAGCGCAACGCGGCAGGCGGTGACCACCCCGGCGTCCTGCTGCTGCTCGAGGAGTTCCAGGACGTGCGCGCCGCCGCTCACCGGGACGCCCGCGACCGGCTCGACGCGACGCTGGGCCGCATCGTCCGCATGGGCCGCGCGGTGTCGGTGCATGTGCTCGTCTCCACGCAGCGCCCCACGACGGACGACCTGCCGGCGGGGACGCGGAACCTGCTCTCCCAGCGGATCGCGCTGATGCTCCGCAACGGGCAGGACGCGGCGCTGGTGCTGGGCACGACGCCGCAGCTCGCGTTGCCGAAGCGCAGGGGGCAGGCGTTGTTCACGGACGGTGGGCCGGTCGCGGGGCTGGAGCTCGACCGGCTGACCGACGAGGCGTGGCGGAAGGTGTGCAAGCGGGCGGCGGCGTTGCGCGGTCCGTTTCGCCCGACGCTCGTAGCGCTCCCCTCCCCCAACGCGGCGGGGGAGTGGCTGGTGGATGAGGTGACCGCGATCCTGCGGACGCATGGCCCGTCACCTGCTGCGAAGATCCACGGCCACCTGTCCGAGCAGACGCGGGAGGCGGTCGGGTCCGAGCGCGACCTGGGCGTACTGCTCGGTCAGCAGCGCGCGTTCACGCGCGGGTGGAGCGGGAGCAGCCGCGCGTGGCGGCTCTCGGAGACCGCAGATCTGTCGGCAGGGGGCGTGTGAGCGTGGAAACCACCGAACCGACTGTCGGCCTACAGTCAGACCGACAGTCGCCCGAGGGGGTCACCGACAGTCGAACCGACAGTGGGATGCCGTCCGATTGGACCGGGTTCGACCTGTTCGACCAGCGCCTCGACTGGCAGGAGCAGGGGTTGTGTGGGCAGGCCGACCCGGAGGCGTGGTTCCCCGAGAAGGGCCACTCGCCGCGGGACGCGCAGAAGGTGTGTGCCCGCTGCCCCGTGCGGCAGGAGTGCCTCGACTACGCACTCGCCAACCCTGAGGCCACCAAGTACGGGATCTGGGCCGGCCTCACCGAGCACGACCGGCGCCAGGCACGCAAGGGTGTCGTGGTGCCGATCCGGCAGGCTGCCACGCACAAGGTCTGCACCGGCTGTGGGGTGAACAAGCCGCGCGGCGAGTTCCACCGGGACCGGGACAAGATCACGCCGAGGTGTCGGGATTGCCACCGGGTGCGCGACAATGCGGCGAAGAAGCGGGCATGACGAAAGCGCCCCCCGACCCGTAGGTCAGGGGGCGCTTCGCTGTTGTCGGGTCAGGCGTACTGGCTGCGTACTGAGAAGCGGGTCGCCTCCCCGCGGCTGTTCGCGGAGAAGGTCTGGATATCGCCCGAGGCGAAGGTGACCTCGACCTCGACGTAGTGGTGGCCGGACTGGGCCAGGTCGGCGCCGTCCCACTCGATTGACCACGCGCCGGTTTCGGCGTCGGTGATGGTCGCGGCCTTGGTGAGCACGGTCCGGTCGGGGCGCTTGATGTGGACCTCGGCGGTGGCCCCAGTGAGGTCGGCGTTGACGGTGCCCGTGAGTGCGGGCGCGGTGTCCCCGGTCGTCAGGGTGAGGGTCATGGGCTTCCGATCATCTCGAGTGCGGGCAGGGGGTCGAGAGTGAGCGTGGGCGCGGTGGGCTCGTCGAGGGTGAGCCGGGGCGGCGTCGTGGTGAGGGTGAGGACGCCAGCCTCTGTGGTCAGGGCGAGTCTTGACCGCTGCCCAGTGAGGGTGAGGACCGGCGTGGTTACGGGCGTGCCGTCAGTGATAGCGGTGAGCTGACCGCCGGCCGTGAGGGTCGCCGTGGTGGCGAGTGTTGCGCCGCTGCCCACGGCGAGGGCGCCGTCAGCGAGCAGGACGCCCAGAGCGGTGAGCGACGCTGTCGATGCCGCCGCTACGGCAGCAGCAGCGGTGAGCGTCACCGTGGAGGAGAGCGCGGCGCCTGCTGTGACGCCGACTGTGCCGGAAGCGGTGATGGTTGCGGTGGTAGAGACGGAGGCGCCGGAGGCAGTGCCGCCCCCAGCGCTGGCGGTGCCCGCAGCCGTGATGTCGCCAGAGGCGGTCAGTGCGGCGCCCGTCGAGGATGCCACCGTGCCGGTCGTGGTGATGGTCCCGGTTGCGGCAAGGCTTGACCCGGTGGAGAGGCCGACAATGCCGCCAGCGGTCAGGGTACCGGTCGCGGCGAGCGTCGCCCCGGTGGACAGCGCGACTGTGCCCGCGGCGGTGATGGTCGCGGTGGCGGCGAGCGTCGCCCCGGTGGAGCGGGCCACGACGCCCGCCGTCGTGACGGTCCCCGTGGCCGCCAAGGAGGCGCCCGTGGACTTGTCGACCAGGCCGGTAACCGCGATGGCATCGGTGGCCGCGAGTGTGGCCGTGCCGCTGAACCCGGCTGCTGCTGCGGTGCCAGCCGCCGTGAGGGTGCCAGTGGCGGCGATGCTGGCGCCAGTGTTCTTGTCGACCGTGCCGGAAGCGGTGCGCGTGTTCGAGGCGGCGATAGCGGACGTGCCGTTGAAGCCGCTAGGCGCTTCCCGGACCTCGATGCCGAAGTAGACCTTGACGAGGTTCTGCGTCAACGTCCATCCGACGGTGGTCGAGCCGGGGTTCTTGTACTCCGTCGAGGACCGGATGGTCGGGGTCGTGGCCGAGGGGGCATCGGAGAGGGCCGTATAGGTGGACCCCGCCGGGACGACGCTGGTCGAGTTCCACACACAGGCACCGAGCGTCATGCTGCCCGACTGCAGCGCCGCCAACGTGACCGATGGGTTGTCGAGGTTCTGGAGGTTGTTCGAGCCGGACTGGACGATCGGGCTGGTGAGGTCGGCCCCAGTGATCTGGTGGACGTGCCAGTGGCACGAGCTCTGGGTCGCCCCGAAGTTGATCGTGATGGTGCCGGTGGGCGGCGAGGCAGTGGTCTTGGCCCAGTACCACGTACCGCCGAGCACGCCGCTCGTATCCTTGGCGTGGATGATCTGGGTCCACGTCAGGCCCAGCGTGCCGGTAATACTGGTGGGGGCTGCGACGTTGGCTGCAGTCGCGTGGCCGCTGTCGACGAACAGCAGCAGCAGCGCCTCCGCCGAGGGTGAGGCTGACGCGGTCGTGTAGGACGAGGCGTCAGTCGCCGACCCGTTTGCGGCGATCAGGTTGGTCGGTGTGCCGAGCGCCATCAGTGCCGCCTAATCTGCTACGAGGCGGTCTAGGGTCAGCCGCCCGCCGAGGGGTCAGGCGGCGATCGGTGTCACAGCGATGGACAGCGACGTCAGGGTGAACGTGTTGGTGTTCACCCACGCCTGCGAAGCGGTGAGCGCCGCGGAGCCTTGGAACGTGCCAGCGGCCGAGGCGGTCCACAGCGAGATGTGCGACAGCGTCTCGCTAGTGCCGCCGTTGGTCCACGGGCCGGCCGAGCCGGTCATGGCCTTCGACCCAGCGGAGGCGGCAGCCATCGTGGCCTGCTTCCTCGTGGTGTCACCCGCCGCTGCGGCGGTGGCGCCGGATGCGCCGGGGTCGGCGGTGTGTAGCTTCACATAGCACGTCGCGGTCGCGAACGTGCCGTCGAGCCAGCCGTTGACGACCGAGGCCGCGAGTCCTACTGCCATTACTGCTCTCCTTCAGTGAGTGCGGCGACCTGCTCCGCGGTCATGGTCTGCTTGATCTCGATGGGTTCGGAGGAGACGAGGTTGCCGTCGATGTCGCGGACCTCGCCTTGGGCGCTGAACGTGACCTCGTACATCTGCGACATGGGCTCTCCTATGCGGGGCGGGTGAGGTTGCGGTGGAGTCGGTAGGCGTAGGCGGCGAGGTCGATCGCGCCCACGACGGCGCCGATGCCCCACGTGGCGAGGAACAGCGCGGCGTAGCAGACGCGGACCTCAAGCGGGGGCATGGGCTACTCGCGTGCCTCGTGGTCATCCTCGAGCGGCTCGTCGTCGCCGTCGAGATCCTTGATGAGCACGCGGCTGTCACCCTCGGGCGGCTGCACCGAGAGGTCCTGGTGGGTGCCGTCAGGGTCCTTGTTCGGAACCCCCCACACGACGCCACCAGCGGCGACGACCGCGATTGCCACGGCCACCCACTCCTGCGCGGTCACCACGTCGTTGTCGAGCGCCTGGTACAGCGACCCGAGCCCTGCGGCGGCGGCGCCGAACAGCGCCTTTAGGTAGACGGTCACGAGGATGGTCCCTTCTTGAGGATGGCTGCGATCTGGTCCGCGCGCTGGTGGACCACCTCGCGGGAGGCGGGTGCCTTGCGTAGTTCAGCGAGTCCGAGGCGGATGAGCGCGCGGCCCTTCTGGACGTGGTTGTCAGGCTTATCGGGCGTCGGTGTCGGCGCACCCAGAGCCTTGAGGCGCGCGGCGACCCGCGCGCGGAACTCGTCCATGCTGAACCGCGGGTCGATCTTGCCCGTGACCGACGTTTCCTTGTGGCCGCGGACGGTGCGCACCGAGTTGCCGGTGACCTCCTTGCACAGCACGGCGGCGAGGACGCCGTAGGCGTTCATCTGCTCACTCGGCCACGGCTCACCCACGCCGTCGTTGAACGCCTCGATCCCGATGTAGATGCTGTTCGCGTCGCCGGCTGCCACGGAGCCGGACGCTCGAGCCCTGCCGCCGTGGTTGGCCCGTCCGGCGGCGATCAGGCGCACCCTGCCGTCGCGGTCGAGTCCGATCTGGCACAGCGGGCCGGGGAGGTCGGAGCGGCCCCGGATGAGCAGGCTCACCACGTCGCTGTCCGAGGATGTCTTGCGGGTGGCGGTGTGGTGGCACAGGACGCCGACCGGGTTGAACGAACCGGGTCGGCCACGGTCACGCCAGCCATCGTGCTCGATGACCTTGAGCCCAGCGGCGCGGAGCTTGTCGGGCAGGTCTGCGGGGAGCTTGGACACGGGTACCTCCGGGCGGGGAGTGGTCGGCGGCGCGGGCGTCGTCCCGCTGACGGGCCTGTCGGAGACGCGGTGGATGCCCTTGCGGGGCTTCGACTTGATGAGGTCCACGAACGCAGGCACCCTCGAGCCCTTGCGCCACAGCCACATCGTGACCAGTCCGGCGTCGTGCGCGGCCTTGAGCTTCCGCGTGCCGGGGACCGAGGCCGTGCCGGGCAGCGACATGACTATGGGGACCACGCCGATGCTGTCGGCCAGCCGCTTGAACTCGCGCCAGTGCGCGACCGAGTGCCCACGGTAGGTCTTGTCCTCCACGCACGGGACCAGCCCAGCGGCCTTGCACGCCCGCAGGAACTGCTCGTCGTTCAGGATGCGCCGCCCCCGGTACTGGAGCCGGGAGACCTGCGCGTCGGTGAGCTTGATCAGCGCGTGGCTGTCGTTGATGTGGCCCTCAGGGTCGCGCCACCCGTCGCGCTTTGTCGGGTTCGCCTGGTGGCACCACCAGCCGGTCCCGTCCTTGGACACGCGGTAGTCGATGTCTATGCCGTCCTTGCGGCGCCGGACGGCCCGCTTCACGGCGTCGAGGGTGGACCCGTAGGCGTACGGGAACCCCTTCGGCTTGTGGTAGACGCGTCCGCCGATGATCTGGCGGGGGATCTTGTGCTCGGTCACGGCTGCTCCCGTTCCACGTCGCGCGCCTCCCGGGCCTCGTCGCGGACCTCGCGTTCCTCGTCGCGGACCTCGCGCCGCTCCTCGCGTCCTTCCCGGGCGACGTTCTGCGCGTCGCGGGCGTCCATCTGGTCCTCGCGTTCCATGACGCGCTGGCGCAGGTGTTCGAGCTCGGCGGTGGCGGCCTCGAGCCGTTCGATGGTGGCCTCGAGCGTGGCGTGCGCCTCGGCCAGCTTGTTCTCCGTGGTGGCGAGCTTCGTCTCGAGTTCCTTGATGCGGGCTTGTAGGGGCATGAGTAGCTGAACCGCCGTATCCGTGAGTACCTTGGCCGCGTCCGCACCCATCTGCTTGCGGTTCAGGATGGATCGGGCAATCTCGAGGACAACCGCGCCGACACCGAAGGCGACGAGGTAGCCGGCGATCTCCGGGCCGCTCACGAGCCGTTGGCCTGTTCGCGGGTGAGCTTGATGATCGCGTGGATGCGCTTGTTGATGAGGTGGAACTGGACCGCGCAGGCGAGCCCGAACCCGATGACCACACCGCCGGCGAACAGCCCCGCGGTGCCGATGCCGAGGGCGAGGATGCCGCCGTACATGAACGCGGCAGCGGCTACGGAGAACATGCCGGAGCGCTTGAGGACGAGGCCGGTGCGGTCGTCGCCCTGCCAGAACATCCCGACCAGCGTTGCGGTCGAGCCGAGGCACAGGATGGTGCCCCACGCCAGCGCGGCGGCGGTGGGGGTGTTGTCCTCCACGACGCCAGAGGTCGTGATGCCGACGACGGTCCCGAGGCCGGACACGGCGGCGAGCAACAGCAGGTAGATGGCGAGCGGGTTGCGGGGGACGCCGAGGGGGTCGCCCTTGAGGTAAATCATGCGGTTCCCCCGGTTTGTGCCGCCTGGACAGCGAACGCGGCGAGCTTGTCGCCTGCCAGCGGCCACGAGCCCTTGCTGTTCAGGCTGCTGCTGAAGTAGGTCAGGAACTCCGCGCCGTGCTTGCGGTGCATCTCGAACAGGTGCGCCATGCTGCCGGGGTCCGCCGCGAACGCCTCGTCCGTGACGCCGGTCTCCCCGGTCCCCCACGGCACACCGACGCTGGCGGCGAACGCAGCGACGAGCCCGTAGAACTCATCGAGCGGGGTCCACTTGAGCCCGGCGTCAGTGGTGCCGTAACGCTGGTAAAGGTCCACGGCGAGGAACTCCGCGACGTCGCCGGGCCACAGCTTCTCGAACGTCCACGGTGAGCCCGCCGTGGGACGCACCTGGTTGTAGCCGGTGAGGCAGATCCCGGGCCGCACGTTCTCGCCCGCGAAGATCGGGAGGCAGTGCTGCTGCATCGCCGTCCACGCGGCAGCGTCGCCGTCACCCTCGGGCTCGTGGTGCAGGACCAGCCACACGAGGCCACCAGTCGCCCGCAGGCGGTCGGCGCGGTTGCGGCACCACTCGTCACCACGGCCGGCAGCCATGTCGGCCCACGACCACGGGAGCTTGAACGAGATGAACGGGATCCGCCCGGCCTTGTGGTCGGCCGTGACGCGGGCGAGTGCGCTGTCCGCCTGCTCGGCAGATGAGCCGTAATAGGTGCGGCGCAGGGCCAGTGGGCGACCCAGCGCCTGCTCGAGCGGGGCGGGGTCGCTGTTGCCGCCGACCGCCGCTCCGACCAGCATCCGGGACGGCGGCGGTGGCGGCTCATGGGTCGCCATGTGCTCGGCGTACTGGTTCTCAACTTCCGCGCGCTGCTGCTCTGCCGCTGTGGCGCGCTCGGTCATCTCGGCCAGTTCGATACGTACGTCGCGCAGTTCGAACCCGAGCCGGACGTTGTTCTGCGTCAGTTGCTCGACCTCAGTCACCAACTCACCGACCCGGCGCTGGGCGGCGTCGCGGGACTCCTCGGCCAGCCGGGTGAGGACGGCCTGCTCGTCCCGGCCGAGGATGAAGTCAGCGGCGCGCCGCATCCTCGGTGCGTGCGGGACGGTCAGGGCGCCCGTGGACGTGGCGCGGCAACGGCGGTTCACCGGCTGCCCGCACGTGTCGCAGTCGAAGGTCCGCCACGCTAGGAGCCGCTGTTCAGCGAGGGTAGCCACCGCGAACCCCCCCCTGCTGGTCAACTTGTCTAGTCCAAATGTTCCCGGCCTTGCAATCTGCACAGCGAGGGCGTCAGATATCCGCATGACGCGCTCGGAGGTCCGCATGTACGCACTCGTCCTAGCCTGCTGGCTGCTCCCCGTCTGGGTTGCCCTCTAGGACCAGCCCGCCGCTGATGGCCTCCACGTTGGAGGCGAGCGCGGCGTGACCCCTCTCAAGGCCCTCCAGGCGATCGAGCACCTCGGCCAGCTTCTCGTCGACCGAGGGCTCCAGGTCGGGTTGTGGATGCGCTGCCGCATACTCAAGGATGCGCTGCTGCGCCACCGAGAGACCCGGACGCTCCTCGCTCATATGCGGTACTTGAATCTGCCGGAGATGATGTCACCCGTGGCCGGGACCGTAGGGTGCGCGGCCGTCCAGCGCCCACCAGCACCCGTCAGCGCCACCAGAGTGTTAACGGATGAACGGTAAACAGTCTGCGAGAACAGGTTGTTCGGGGTGGCCGCAGACGCGTCGAACACCAGCCCGGACCCCATAGCGACCGTTGCAGCCGAAGCCGCCGCAACAGGTATAGAGATCGTGTAAGAGCCCGTCCCAACCGTCGTGGACGAACCGATGGTGAGGACAAACTCAACGTCACACCAGCCGGCCGCCTCGAGATACCAGCCCGCGATTGACCCGTTACCCAACGTTGGGTTTGTCGCTCCACCCCATGTGGGGGTGTAGGTCTGCCAAGTGGTGCCGCCGACCACATCGAGGGACGCGCTGATCTCGTTCATCTTCGCGGCGGTCAGCGTCTCGCTGGTCCCCCAGGTGCGCGGTGGAACCCAAGCCATTCGTCCTCCTAGTAGGCGGTCGTGATGCCGGAGCCGAGCACGTTGTGCGCGGCGTCGTTGAGCACGGCTACGTTCGTGTCCCAGCCACCGGGGGTCGTGTTCATGGAGATGACGTGGCCGGTGGGTGTGATGGTCTCGGAATAGCCCTCAAGGTAGAGCGGCATCGACGAGGACGGTGCCTGCCCCGGGAGGCTGGCGATGGTGAACAGCGTCCCGATGTCAGCAGCGAGGACGAGCGCCCGCTGCGAGGTGGACAGGTTCACCACATCGACCGTGACGGTGCTGATACGCACCTTTGGTTCGGCGTAGCGGTAAACCAGCGAGACCGCCGCCGCCTGCGCCTCCTCCCACGAGGTCGTGGGAAGCTCGATGGTGCCCGCGTTGTACGTGCCGTATGCGGCGATGGAGGTCGAGTCGCGCATGAACCACGGCAGGTCGTCGGTGTTGGTCCGCTTGGTCTCGACGTAGTTCACAAGGTAGCGGTCGTCCAAGACCGCCGTCAGGTCGCCCTCGATCTCCTGCGTGGTGGCGTTCAGGCTGAACGCGGCCGTCTGGTTGTACCGGTGGTTGCGCGCCTGCATCGTGAGGGTGCCGTCGCGCTTGTCGTAGAGGATGCCGCCCGTACCCTCGGCCAACTCGTCGATGACGTCGGCCGGCGCGCGGCCCTTCTGCGACTGGTCACCGACAGCGAGAGCCACGGATGTCTCCGCTGTGATCTCCGCAGCAGGAATCCCCGTATACCCGAACACCCGCTCCATGCGTTCCTCGATGGTCTCATCCGGCGTGGTCGCAGCGCGGGCGTGGTCGAGGATCTCGCCAGCCGTCAGTGCCTCGTCCCGAACTGCGACGTGGCCCATCCATACGGTCGTGTTGTGCGTATCGGCACCGAGAACCAAGCCGGTGAAGTCCTCGGAGAACACGTACGACCCCGAGAAGGCGACAGTCGCAGACACCGCACCGTCGAGGTACAACGTCCCCACGGTGCCAGCGGACGTCAGGGTGAAGGCGTAGTGATGGATCTCGCCGTCGTTGGCAATCTCGAACTCGGCAGGCTGCGTGAACCCGGACGCATAGGACGAGTCCTCCCAATGTCGGACGCCCGTCGTGGTGGCCTCGGACATCCCGCACGAAACATTGGTCAGACCTGTGCCGAACGCACCCCAAGCTGCGACCTCAATGACGATGATGTGGTCGCCGGTCGTGGACACGAGCCGGGCCAACTGGGCGAAGGCATTGACGCCATCCTCCACGAGTGCGTCGATCCGTGCCACGAACTCAATCGTCAGCTCGCCCGCCGTGCCGATACGGCAGGCGTTCCCCGCCCCCACGTAGTGGGGATAGGTGCCGGTGAGGCTGCTGTCCGTGTACTTCGGAAACATCAGCAGGCCGATGGGCTGGCCGTCCGCGTTCTCGTTGTTCTCATCAACCGGCCCCGGGCGGGGGTTGGTGATGAACGATGGGTAGAGCGCGTCAGTGTCCGAGAAGACCGCGATGCGGTTCTGCGTCAGCTCGTTGTCCGCCCCAAGGTTGGTCTCGTCGAAGAACTGTTCTTGCCCGTCCCACGCAATCCACGTGCGGTTCATGGCCCAGTACGCCTGCGGCTCATCAGGCAGCATGTAGGCGGCGCGGATGGGAGACATCGTGAGCGCCGCACCCCGACTCAGGCGCGCCCGACGAGACGACGCCGAGATCGTGATCGTCGACGCCGCCGACGAACCGTCCGGCCACCGCAGCGGCCACTCGTCGATGTAGCCGACGAACCGCACCGAATACGACTCCGCAGGATCGTCCCGCACCGACAACCGGACGGGCTTGCCCTTCTTCACGTTCGGGTAGTACGGCGACGATGCCAGCTCAGGGGTGAACCGGCCGTCGCGGTTGTCGAGCGTGAACGACGCCTGGTTAGGGTCCGGCACCGCGAGCTCGTCGGAGCGCCCGTAGGTGATCTCGGCCTCGTCCTCCGCGTAGTCCGTCACGTCGGTCCAGGTGCGGGAGCCCTCGGGCGTGGTGAACCCCGAGTCGAACGCGATCTCGACCTTGATCTGCGGCGACGCCATCAGGCGAGCCCCAGGGCGGCGCCCCCGTTGCCGCGCTTCAGGTCGAGCAGCACCTTGCGGACCTCACGCGCCGTCGCCTTCGGGTCCGTCACCAGCCCGTTGAAGTTGATCGTCACACCCGGCGCGGAGCCGTTGTTCGCCATCCTCCGCGCCGCGGCGTTGGGCATGATCGCCCCAGACTGGTAGGGGCGGAAGATCTCCGGGCCACGCTCACCAACCGGGTGCGCGCGCCGACCGGTCATCGGGCCACCCCGGGCACGGGGCACGCCGTGGTCCCCGTGTGGACGCTTCACGCCTCCCCTGGTTGACCAGTACGTCGTGGTCACGTTGACCCTCTTGTTCGAGGGAATGTCGCGGATGGCGTTGGCGAACCTGTTCGCTCCCCGAGCCGCGTTCTCCAGCGCGTTTGCGGCCTTCTTCGCCCACCCGAAGCCGGGGACGCGGCTCAGGGCGCGGAACAGCTTGCCGAACAAGTTCAGCGCCAGCGCAACACCCTTGGCAAGGAACTTGAACAGCGGTTGGAAGGCGTTGTTCCACAGCCACTTGGCGACCCTGCCGAGCGCCCCGATCACCTTCGCGGCGATCTTGAGCTGCGTCACGACGATAGGAATGATGACCTTCGCCGCCAGCTTCAGCCCCGCCCACAGCACCTTGAGGACGGCCTTCACCACGTCGATTGCGGGCTTGAGATCCTTCAGGGTCTTCTTGAACCCGGACGTGCCGCCAGATGCGTCCTTGAACCGCTTCACCAGATCCTTGATGAACGGCACCAGCTCGCGGCTGATCCAGCCCGCGACCGCTTTCACGACGGTCCCAACGGCGTTGAGGATCTTGCCGAACGCACCCGCGGTGCCCTGCCCGGACTTCATGCCCTTGAAGAACTTGTCGATGGCCGGCAACGCCTTCTCGAGGAACCACGTCGCCATCTTCGTCAGGATCGGCAACAGGCGCGCACCGATGGCTTCCTTGGTCTCATCGAACACGACCTTGAGCCGCTGCATCTTGCCCTGGAACGTGTTCGCCTTGGTCGACGCGGCGCCCTGGAACTTGTTGCCCAGATCCTCGGTGATCTGCGCGAACGTCTTGGTCTTGCCGCTGGCGTCCTTCGTGGCGATGCCGAGGCGAGCGAGGCCACCAACCGACCCGTTCTGCGCCTTCGCAAGTGCGGTCGTCACAGCCTCGAGCGACTTGCCGGTGCCTGCGGAGACGTCCATGCCGAGCGCCGCGAGCTTCTGCGCCTTGCCGACATCCCCTGTGGCAACCGCAAGGCGCTGCAACGCAGGGCGTAGCTCGTCGTCGGTGACACCCAGCGCGCGGCCCTGCTTGGTGATCCACGACTCGGTGGCCGCGATCTGACCCCTGGTGGCGCCGGCTGCGGTCTGGAGGGTCTTGGCGAGCTGCTTCTGTGCCGCCTCGTCCGCCATCGCGGCCTTCGTCGCCTTGAACAGGCCCACCCCAGCGGCAGCGAGTCCGACGCCGAGACCTACGGCGGCGGCCTTGCCGACCTTCTTGAAGGTGGCCCCTAGGCGCGACGTCGTGGTGTCCGCGTTCCGGGCGGTCTTGGAGAGAGACGTATCACGCCCTAAGAACTCAACTACGATCCGGCGACCACTACCTGCCACGGGTCACCGCCCTTCGCCTCGATCTGTCGCAGGATGGACCGGTACTCGTCGATCTCGCGGAAGTTCATCTGGTCAATGTCAGCCGGGGAGAGGCCGTAGAAACGCGAAAGCAGCGGGAGCTCGGTCAGGAGCGCCCGCCTCATGCTTCCGGGGAGCCGTCCACCTCACCCTCGGAGGAGCCGGCCGTCTCGATGTCGAAGCCCTCGCCTGCGATCAGCCCGTAGTCCACGATGACGTCGTCCAGATCGACCTCGTCACCGCGCACACGACGCGCCACCCAGATGGCCTCCGCGATCACGTCGATGTCGGGGTCCTCGCCCAACATGCTGATGAGCCGCATGAACGAGTGGCCGGTGACGTTCCGGACCTCACGCGCCAGCGCCGGGGTCACGTCGCCCACCCGCAGCACGTACTCCTCGCCATCGAGGGTGAGCTTCACGCCCTCGTCGAGCGCCTCGCGGCGGTTGGCCTCGGTCTTGGCGGTCTGCTTCTTGGCGAGGGCGGGACGCTTGGCGTTGCTCACTAGAACCTCTTCTTGATGATGCGGTCGACGGCCTCGGTGAACTCCTCCACGACCCGATCCATGTCACGGCGGATCGTCGGGTACAGGAAGTAACCCGCACCGGAGCCGGAACCACGCCACGGCTTGAACTGCTTGAACCGGTTGGACCCGAACTCAGCGCCGCCCGCCTCCGGGTTCGCCGCGCCACCGAAGGAAACGCCCGCACCCGAGACACCGCCAACCGGGCGGATCGTGCCCGCCACGCGTGCGGCGGTGCTACCCAGGGCTCGAGCCATCCCCGCCGCGTCCGTGGCGACGAACCGGGCGACGTCCTTGGAGGAGTCCCGCAGCTCGCGCTGCGCCTCCGGGCCGATGGCCTTCAGCGCCCGGGACAGCTCCGGCAGTCCGTGGACGACGACGTCGCCCGTGCGGATCTTCTTCGAGGCCACGGTGGGCCTAGATGCTGGACTCGGAGGATTTGTAGACGATGGTCACGGGCGAGTTGGTGCCGTCGTACAGGCCAACCCCGGACAGTTCCTGCGACAGGCCCTCGGGCTCGGTGTTCGTCGCGGAGAACTCGTCGAACCGGGCAGCGGGGATGGTGACCTCGAACGTCGGGTAGATCGTCGTCCCGAGCAGGGTCGGGCCGAGCCAAGTCGCCTTGATCTCGGCCAGCGCGCCGGCCCGGGTCGCTGATGCCGCCCGGGTCCGCTGCGTCAGGCTCTCGAAGTCAGCCGACAGCGAGAACGACACCTCGCGGCGGCCCCCGGTGGGTTCCTTCTTGTCCGCGCTGCCCTTGATGAAGCGGCGGTCGGTGTTCAGGCCGTTGTTGCCCGAGATGCTGATCTCGGTGATGTCGGTCTGCACGGCGCCGATGGTGACCGTGCCGCCGACCCACGTGAAGTTCTCCATGCCCGAGGGGTAGGAGGCGGTCGCCAGGGCGGTCCCGGTGGCGACCTGCTGGAAGTCCGTCGTGACCGACAGCACGAGGTTGTCCTCGACCGAGTTCGACAGCTCCCACTCGGTGATCTTGCCGCCCTCGAACGTGAACGGCTGGACGGTGCCCGCCGAGTGGAACGGCCGCCCCACCTGACAGGTGAACGACTTCCCGAGCAGGTCCGCCATCGTCGCCGTGTGCGTGTAGACGGTGGTCTCGGCGGGACCCGTGGTGGCGACGTTGCCGAGCATGTGCTTGAGCAGGAAGCCGAAGCCCTTGGTCATCACGTCGAACTCGATCTCGCCGGCCGCGCCCTCGTAGTACGGGGTGAAGCGGTCGTTGCGCTTGACGAACGTGCCGACCCGCAGGGGGTCACCCTCGGTGCGGCCGAACGAGTCCTCGATGGACTCGCTGTTGAACTCGAAGAACTTGGTCACCGTGACGGGCGTCCCGTAGGTCACCTCATCGACGAACCCGATCTGTTGGTCGAGGGCAGCCATCAGGACTCCTTGGTCTCAGGGTTGGACGCAGCGGCCTTCTTGCCCGCCTTGACGCGCTTCGGGTCGGGTACGTGCTCCCAGTCGGCCTGCCCGTCGAGACCGGCTGCCACATCCGACTCCACCTCGACCTGATGGCCGTGCTCGACGGTGCCCACTCCGGGGATGTCGACCGCATCGTGGGGGCCGACGTACTTGAACTTGCGGGACATGGCTGCTCCTCAGGTGACGCGGGCGTCGTAGGTGATCGTGTAGATGAGCTGGGATATGGAGCCGCGGTCGGAAGGGCCACCGGCCAGCTCCCACGACGCGATCAGCCACCAGTTGACGCCCTCCACGTCGGGGCGCTTGGTGTCCGCGAAATACTCCTCGACGATCTCCGCGTAGGCGTCGAGGACTTCCTCGTCGGCGGCTTCCTGGTCCTCGCCCACGTGTTCGAGGTGCACGACGAGCTCGAACCGGCCAGCCTCATTGCGGTGCAGCCGACCCGCCTTCATCGCGGCCGGAGTCACGTCCGCGCGGCTGCGCTGGGTGAACACCTGGCGCCGGTCGCGGGCGTCCGGCTTCCAGTAGTAGTTGACCAGCACCTCGTCGTCGTCGATCAAGGCATCGAGGGCTGCGATAGCGGCCTTGCGTACGGCCACGGCGGGCGAGTAGCCCATCAGGCGAACCCGAGCCCCGAGAGCTTGTCACGCCACCCGAGGATCACGGCGTCGACGGTGGGGTAGCCGGTGGGCCGGTCCACCCCTGCGAGGACGTAGGAGGTGGTTCCCCCGACGTCGTTCGTCGTCGAGGTGGTGCGGTCGTTCACCTTCGCGTTGGAGGCCGTGTCCAGCAGGCGTGCCCGTGTGCCCTCCAGCGCCGCTTCCTTGATGTCTGCGGGCGGTGTCTCGGAGTAGCCCGTCGTGTACTCGACGACGACGTTGCGGGTGCCTGAGGCCCAGGTGCCCGTCAGCACGCCGTTGTCGAAGGACGTCGGATCTGCCCCGGCGACCTCGCTCACGGTGACGCCCACCACGGACAGCACGTAGGCGTCGGGCAGCACGAGGTCTGCGCCCGTGCCGTTCAGCGTGACGGTCTTGGTACGCGGCACGAACGAGGTGCCCACGACACGCTCGATCACGGCCTCGATGTAGGCCGCGGCGCGCTCCATCGTCTCGTCGTCGTAGCGCGCCGCCTCGAGATCCGGCAGCGCCTTGAGCTCGTCGAGGGTGAAGTATTCAGGCACGGGTCACCCTCTCTGCGAGGGACGGCGCCCGGCTGCGGGTTCTCCACAGCCGGGCGCGTCCACAGTGGTCAGCCCTTGTGGAGGCTGTTGACGACCGACTCGGCCTGCTTCTCGGCAGCCTCGGCGGTCTTGTCGTGCTCGGCCTTCAGCTTGTCGATGACGGCGTCGGAGGTGTCGCCGTCGCTGTCGTCCTCGCGGGTCAGGCCCAGCTCGCGGCGCTTCTCGGCGTCCGTGGCCGAGACCGCGAACTGCCGGAACTGCTCCTTGGTCGCCTCGACGGCGGCCTCCTTGTCCCCGATGATCTCGGGGTTGTTCTGGTCGGGGGTGCCGTCGCTTCGCAGCGAGAGACCCACGACCCGGTCGTGCGGCACAGCCGACGCCGGGACGTTGACGGATGCCGCTTCTGCCTTCTTCTGTGCTTCAGCCATGACAGGCTCCTTCTCGGTGGGTTGGTTGCGGCTCACGCCTGGGTGAGGGCCTTGTACGCCGAGGCGTTCTGGACCTTGCCGTCCGCCCGCAGGTAGGACGAGTGCCCGACCTGGAGGTAGTCGAGGTAGCGCTCGGTGAACGTGATGACCTGGAGGTCGGTGACCTCGCGGATCACGTAGCCCGCCTGGAAGTCACCGAACAGGACCGACTTGACGCCGGTCGCCGGCACCGCCATGTCCTGGTTGATGACGTAGCCGTAGCCGAACAGGGTCGCGGCGGCGCCGGCCTGCACGTTGGGCTGCCACAGGTACATCCCGTTGCTGTCCTTGAGCTTCCGGAGCAGCGACAAGGCCGTGTCGGAGAGCATGAACTGGGCACGCGGGGAGCGGCGGTAGGCCGGGTCCACGGAGTGCGTCAGGTCGATGATCTCGTCGGCGGTGATCGCGGCCACGCCAGCGGCGGTCTTGCCGTTGGTCGCGCCCGTGACGATGCCCTGCGGCTGGGCGGTGCCGGTGCCGGTGGTGAAGTGCTGGTTGGTGATCCGGCCGATGCGCTCCGCGTGCGCCGTGCGGACGAGGTTGCCCACGTCGAACGCGGCGTCGTTGGCGAGCTGGAGCGAGACCCGCGTCAGGTCCGAGGAGTAGACGTAGGCGCTCAGGGTGGCGGTGCCCACGACCACGTCGGTCTCGGTCATCTGCGTGTTCTCGGCCAGCAGCCGGCCCACGTTGGCGGTGTCGTTCATCGTCGGCCACTGGAGCGGGTTGCCCGAGTCGGTCGAGATGACCTGCGCCACCTCACGTACCGCGCCGAAGTCCTTCATCTGGACGATGAACTCCTGGCGGTACCCGGGCGGGACGAGGTAGCCACCGGCCGAGTTGGTGCCGACCGACAGGGCGTTCTTCAGGGCGTCGGAGTGACCGTCCTGGAGGACCTTGCGCTGGTCGGCGCGCAGGGAGCCGATGCCGCCCTTGAGGTAGTTGTTGAACGACTCCTCGTAGGTGGGCTCGTCGGACTCCCGGGCGGGGCCGTCCGTGGGGACGACGCCGCGGCGGTCGACGTGGTTGAACGCCTCCGCGCGGGCCTCGTGCTTCTCCTCGCGCTCGATGCGCGCCGAGAGGCTGTCGAGGTCGGCCTCGGCCTTGTCGTAGGTGGTCTGCTCGTCGACCGTGAGGTCGCGCTTCTCCTGGTGCGCTCGGTCCATGATCTCGGTCATCTGTGACCAGACGTTCGCGCGCTGCTCTCGCAGTTCCGTGGTGGGCATAGCCGTTGTTCCCTTCTTCCGCGTAGCGGACATCCCGCACGCGGACGCGGCGGGCTAGCGACGGACGCGCGTCTTACGCGCCGCCTTGCCCCACGGGTAGACGTGGGGACAGTTGTGGGTGGGTCAGGCCGACAGGCCGTGCTTGCGGGCCACGAGGCGGTGGTGCCGCTCGGACCATGCCGACATACCCTCGGGGGCCTGTTCGGCGCTCACAGGCGATTCTGTGGCGTCCTCGGGGCACTCCTGCTTGTGCTCGCACCCCGGAAGGGCGGGTCCGTTGTTCGGCCCGCACTTGCAGGTCGCGTTCACGGTGGGGGTGAGCGGTGTCGGGTCCGGGGCATCGGAGCGGCCGGCGTGCTGGAACACCGACAGGTCGAAGGCGTTCTCCGGGTCGGCCTGCGCCTCACCCTCCACGTCGTCGGCCAGCCCCGCCTTCACGGCCTCGTCCGCGGAGTACCACGTCTCGGCCAGCATCGCCTCGCGCCACTGCATCGTGGAGCCGCCCGCCTTCGCGGCGTAGATGTCCGCGATGTTGTCGGAGAGCTGGTCGAGGCGGGTTGCGAGGTCGCGCATGTCGGTGGCGTTGCCGACACACAGCCCCCAGGCGTCGTGGATCATCAGTTGGCTGTTGCGGCCCATCAGCGTCTCGTCCGCGCCAGCGGCGAGGAACGACCCCGCGGAGGCCGCCAGTCCGTCGATCACGGCCACCACGCGGGCGTCGTGGCGGCGTAGCGCGTTCAGGATGGTCACGGCCTCGAACACCTCCCCGCCCGGGGTGTTCAGGTGCAGCCGGATCTCCTTGGTCTTGGGGTCGAGGGCGTCGAGTGCCTCGGTGAACTCCTTCGCGGAGACCCCCCAGTCACCGCCCCACGAGTCGATCGGGTCGTAGAGGCGCAGGGTGGCGACCTGCTTCGACCCGGCGTTCTCGGGTACGCGGTTCTCCAGTGTGGAGCGCCGGACGGGCTTGGCGTTGCCGTGGAAGCGGTAGCGGGTGTCACGCATCAGCGGGAACCTCCGTAGGTTCGGTTTCCGGCTCTGCCGGCGTGGGGGTGGGGTCGGATTCGGCGCCGAGTTCTCCGAAGTTCAGCGGCTGCCAGTAGATGTCGCCGCCCTCGACCGGGCCGCGCTCCTCGAGCTCGCGGATCTCGTTGCCGTTGAACGCGCCGATCTCGCGCATCGTCTTGTAGAACGCGGCACGCTGCGCCGAGTCCCCACGCAGGAGACCCTCGACGACGAACTTCGCGTAGACGGGCTGCGGACGCACCAGGCGCGTCACCCGCTGCTCGATGCGGGTCAGCCACGGGCGCAGCGTGAACACCACGAACCCGATTGACTGCTGCTCGATCCCGGTGCCCCACGACGTCGACTTGTCGGTGTCCATCAGCATGTGCGGCGGAACACCGAACATGCGTGCGACCTCGGAGATCTGGAACGACCGCGACTGGAGGAACTGGGCGTCCTCGGGCGGGATGGAGAGCTGGTGGAACTTCGCACCCGAGTCGAGGACGATGGTCGAGTGCGCCGAGTCCAGGCCAGACCGCTTCGCTGCCCACCGCTTCTGGATCGCGTCGGCCTGCTGTGCGTCCAGGCGCTGCTCGGTCTGGAGGATGCCCGTAGCGAGCGACCCCGACCCGAACAGCGTCGCGCCGTACTGCTCGGCCGCCAGCGCCAGCGCCAGCCCCTGACGAGCCGCACGAATCGGGGACACGCCGCAGATGCCGTCGTACCCGAACGCCGGCAGGTGCAGCATCGTCCGATCCGTGTACGCGGCCTTGCCGCCGTCCACGTCGTAGATCTTCGTGCCCATCTCCGAGGTGCGCCCGACCTTCACCCGCGCCGGGTGGATCGGCCACAACTCGGTCACCTGGCCGAGCTGGTTGCGCCCGATCCACAGATAGGCGTTGCCCCACAGCAGCATGTGGGAGACGACCGTCTCCCAGAACTCGAACGGGGTCATATCGGGATGCGGGTTGTCGAGCAGCGCCGCAGCCTGCCCAGTGGTCACCTTCGTCTTGGTGTCCCCATCGGCGCGGTAGGCGTGAAGTGGGAGCGAGGCGACGGTGCCCGCGATCAGGTTGACCGCCCGCCACACGGCGGGCAGCCCGAGGGATGTCTTTTCAGAGACCGCTATGCCCGCGGCCGTGGCCTCGCCGGAACCGAGGACGGTCAGCAGCGAGTCCGAGGTCAGCGGCACGGCCGGGTTCTCGATGGAGTTGCGGAAAACGCCAGCCAGGAGCGTCACGTCCGCGGCCTCTCAGTCGGCTTCGCGTTCGCCGCGTAGGCAGCGAGCCCACCCGTGAACAGCAGCCCAATCCCGGCGAGCAGCACACACAGCGGCACCGAGATCAGCGCGGCGGCACCGCAGATGACACCCCACCCGAGGGCAGCGAGGGCGAGGCCCACGGCCTCCACGATGTTGCGGTTCACGCCGGCCTCCTCACCACACGTTGAAAGTTCCGGTGCCCTGACGGGCGCCCCAGTAGGCGAGGGTGGTCGCCTCGAGCATCGACACGTCGCCGTTGCGCCGTGACCACGCCCAGCGGTCTCCCACCCGGCGCTTCTCAGCCACCTCGACAGCCGTGTTCAGGTCCTCGTAGTCGCCGTGCTCGACCTGCTTCGCGTCCACCGCGTCGAACAGCAGCGCGCAAGCGGTCACGTAGTCGTCCAGCCCAGCCGGCGTGACACGCACGCCCGCCTCGACCAGCTCATCCTCGAGCGACCCAGCCGGCCCCTTGCGGTCCACGACCACATCGCAGCCCGTCTCACGCTGGATGCGGGCAACCTCCGAGATCACCAGCGCCCGGTCCTTGTCCAGGCGACGCCGCAGCACAGAGCCGAGGTGCGGGGACTCGCCACGCGACGACGCGCCCACCGACACCCAAACGCGGTCCTCGTCGACCGCGACGCCGAGCGCAGCCACCGGGGGCGGCTGGTTCGTCGTCGCACACGCCGGCCAGTGGGGCATCACCAGCACCCGGACCACCTCGGCGTCCCAGATCCCCAGGCCCTCACGGGTGAACGACTCCGGGCCGAGCTTCTTCCGCATCCGCAGGATCGCCTCGCGCGGGGTGTCGTCCGGGTAGGACGGGTTCGCCTTCGAGACCTGCCGCCAGTCCGCCGCCGTCAGTGGAGCCGGTGGCGCAGTGGGCACGTAGCCCTCATCTGCCCCGAACTCGATCCACGCCGTGTCCTCGTCCTCACCCGACAGCGCCTCCGAGCGCATCCGGCGAAACACCTCGGAGCGGTCAGTTGGCTTCGGGGGCGTCCCCATGTAGAGCTGGAGCACGCCGGAGGACTGCCGGGACTGGTTCGTCGCCGGGATCATGTCGTCCAGCGCGGCCTCGGTCAGGATCTGCGCCTCGTCGAACACCAGCACGTCGATCTCGTCGAACCCACGCCCGAACCCACGCTCACGGGCGCCGAACAGAATCCGCGACCCGTTGCGGAACTGGATCTCCTCCTCGCCCGACCCGAGGACCACCTTCAGGACGTGCGGCGCGATCTTCTTCCGCTGCGCAAACGCCTTCATCTTCTCGAACGTCTCCTCGGCCGTACGCAGCCGGTGAGCCGTCCAGATCACGGTGAGTTTCGGACGCAGCAGGCACAGCGCGAACGTGATCGCGCCGACGAGGAACGTCTTGCCGACCTGGCGGGGGATCGAGAGGCCCGTGCCGCCAATGGTCGCCGCGTACTTCCCATCGTCCCGCTTCGCCAGGATGATCTTCCCGGCCCCGTGCTGCCACGGGCGGAACGAGATTCCCAACTCCGAGCACTTCTGCCTGACCGCTGGGAAGCCGGTCGTCCTGGTGGCCGGGGGAACTACAACGTGACGGGCAAGCTCAGACAGCCGAGGCGTCGAGGGACTCGTCATCCGCCTCTGACTCCTCTGCAGCCGCCTGCTTCGCTGCCGCCTGGAGCGCCGCGATCTCCTTCGAGTGGAGCGCGATCTGCCTGTGCAGTGCCGCCTTCGCCGGTCCGTTCACCTCGCGCACGTCGCGGATCATCTCGCGGCGCTGCGCTAGCAAGATCTCGAGGTAATCCTCCCCCTCGACCGCCTCCGCGAGCGACTTCGGCTTGTTCTGCGCCGGCTTCTCGCCAGCCTTGACCGCCCTGAGCTGCTTTGACGCCATCTGAGCTCACCTCCGGTCAAAAAAACTCGGGTAGATAGAAAAAGCGAC